GCTATCCCGGATGTAGAAACAAAGTAAAGTCCGGTAGATGCGAGGAGCATAAGCCCAAGGACAACCGCCCAAACAGTAGCGCACGCGGTTACGACCACAAGTGGAGCAAATACCGCGAGCAATACTTAAAGCATCATCCCCTTTGTGTGATGTGCTTAGAGCAAGGCAAATATACTCCGGCAACAGTGATAGACCATATCAAGCCGGTAGAGAACGGACAATCCGATCCATTGTTTTGGGTAGCAAGCAATCATCAGCCTTTATGTCGTGATTGTCACAGCTATAAAACACGAGTGATAGACCAACGCGGATTTGGTGCGAAGAAGTGAGCCGTGGTGATATGACCATAGCTGAAATAATGATTGACCGGGTGGGGGCAATTTCAAAAAGAAAAGCAAAATCCTACGGAACCGCCCCCCCAATCAAATTTTTAAGCAAAGTGATTTTTTAGAAAATAAGGAAAGTGAATGAGCAAACGAAAAAGTTATAAGACACCTGATTTCTTGGATGATATTGCTAAAAGCCAATGGAAAGCGCGTATTAAACAACTTTCAGAGCGTGGCGATATTAAGTCGGAAGATTTAACAAACCTTGAAATTTATTGCGAAAACTACGCAATTTGGCGGCATTCCGTGGCGGATTTAGCCAAAAATGGCTTCATTATCGTAAATAGCCAAGGCACACAATCGAGAAACCCGGCATTGTCCGCGAAAGCAGATGCCGAAAAAGTCATGATCAAGATGTCTTCCCTCTTAGGCTTCGATCCGGTAAGTCGCCGTAAAAATCCAGTGGAAGAAGATATTGCCGATCGTCTAGATGAAATCTTAGTGATGTAATATGACACCTTGGCACGACTACGCACTTAAAATTCAATCCGGTGAGATTGTCGCCTGTAAAAAAATCAAACAAGCCGTAGCGCGTTATTTTGACGATTTAGCGAACCCCGCTTATTTCTTTGATGAAAGTGCGGTAAATAAATTCTTGGCTTTCTCCCGCCTATGCCCGCACGTTAAAGGGCATTTACGCGGGCAATCAATCGAGCTTTCAGACTGGCAAACATTTCTCTTTGCCAATTTGTTAGGCTTTAAGCGCACCGATACCGGCTTGAGAAAATATCGTTCCGCTTATATCCAAGTGGCGCGGAAAAATGCCAAGTCCACTGTGGCCGCCGTGTTGGCTAATTGGTTTCTATTGATGGAATCGGGCCAACAAGATATTTACACTGCAGCAGTAAGCCGAGACCAAGCCCGCATTGTGTTTGATGATGCGCGTCAAATGTGCCTACTATCTCCCCTTTTGCGCAAACGGCTCAATATTCAGCAGCATAAACTGATTAATCCGAAATCAAACAGCTTAATGCGCCCGTTGGCGGCAAAATCCTCCACCATTGAAGGTACCAATCCAAGTTTAGCTATTGTGGATGAATATCACCTACACACCGATAACAGCGTTTACAGCGCATTAGAACTAGGACAAGGCGCACGCCCGGAAGGTTTACTGTTTGCCATTACCACCGCGGGAAGTAACGTCATTTCCGCTTGTAAACAGCACTATGATTATTGCACGCAAATACTGGAAGGCAACGAACAAAACGACAGCTTATTTGTACTGATTTTTGAATTAGACGAAGAAAGCGAAATTGATAATCCGGAAAACTGGATAAAAGCCAATCCGAATATCGGCAAATCCATTCCTTACCTTGATTTTGCAAACACAATCAAGAAAGCCCGAGGGATTCCTTCCGAGTGGGTGGAAATGCTCACCAAGCGTTTTAATGTTTGGTGCCAAGGAACGACACCATGGCTAGGCGAAGGCAATTGGGCGCAGTGCGCACGAGATTACACGGAAAGCGACCTACTTCACCAGGATTGCTATTTGGGCTTGGATTTATCTAGCACCAATGACTTAACCAGTCTTTGCTATACCTTTCCTCAAGGGAAGAAAGTGCGGTTGATTACCCGGCATTATATTCCTGAATTTCAGCTTAACAATGTGGCCAACAAGAACCGGGCCATTTATCGAAACTGGGTGCGCAATGGTTGGCTTATTGCCACAGAGGGCGACTGTATCGACTATGACAAAATCCGCGATGATATTCTCAAAGATGCGGAAAACTTCAATATCAAAATGATCGGCTTTGATGTTTGGAACGCCACGCATTTAAGAACGCAATTACAGGCGGCAGGCTTGGAAGTAGAACCGTTCCCGCAAACCTATCAACGATTTAGCCCGGTGGCGAAAAGTGCGGAAGTATTGATAAATCGCCAAGTGATAGAACACCACGGCGATCCGGTGCTTTCTTGGGCATTATCCAACGTTGTGATGGAAACCGATGCGAATGCCAACATAAAACCAAACAAGAAAAAGGCCGCAAACAAAATCGATCCGGCAGTGGCTTTCTTGATGTCATTCGGCACCTATCAACTTGAATATGGCGATCTGATTTTTGAGTTATCGGAAGAACACAAACAAGCATTGGAACAATTTAACGGGATTGATTTATGAGATGTAAACAGGCAAAACAAAACTTACTTCTTTCAGCCGTGAATCACTATAAAAAATCGACCGCACTTTTTACCTTTGTCAGCCTTTACGATGATGAAGAACCCTATCCAATAAGTGAAGTTATTCACGCATTAAAATGTAAATGTAATGCGGCCAAGCGAGAAATAGACAGCCGACCAAATAACCCAAATATGGACGCGTTAGAAACGATTTACTTTATTGCCAAGAAACAGCTTGATGCCATGCTAAAACAGCAAAAAAGAATCAATTCCGGCAAGTGATGAATAATAAAATATTTCCCTTACACTATTGAATCTTTTCTCCTTTGTTACTATGTTATTTATTATAATAACCAGTAAAAACAAGGGGGAACTATGGGGCTGATACTAGTTGCAATAAAGTGTATGGTTGCTGCTTTTTTTGTCGTATTAGCAATAGTTACCTTTCAAGACTGGTGGTTTATTGTGGCCTTTGGTTTAGCCGGCGGGCTTTCATTTACTATCGGTTGGCTTATTTACGATGAATATAAGCGCCGGAAAGAAAATAAACGGTTGGTGGACGAGCGAGAAAAAAGAAAGAATAGTTGGGTAGAACATGAAATTAATCGTCCGATTATTCAAAAGACTTTACAGAAGCAGAAAGAAAATAAGCCATTTATCACCGGCACGATAAACTGGATAGACGGCAACACCGGTAAAGAAACTACACTTTCTAATATTTCTGTGACCATAAAAGCTAAGGACTAACATGGAAAATAAAGAATATCTACTAAGTTTTTTTGTGATAGACAATAATGGGGATGAAATTGATAGCGATACCATATCTATAGATGCTGCAGATGAAAAAGACGCTAGAACTAAATCTATGGTATTTTTAAAAAAAAGATATAAAGGTAATAGATGGGAAATTGAATCTATTACATTGGCTGAATAACCAAATAAAACGCACCTAGGGTAGCTCCCGAAAGCAAGAAGCCTTATCTTGTTGGTGCGTTCCTATCATAAGGACAAATGCGAAAGGGGCATTTATGTCGAATCAAAAGTTCTTGCCTAAAAAGGCATATTCAATCACTGATGCGGTAAAATATATCTCATTGAACTACAATATTAATATTTCAGAATACGATTTATTAGAATATATTCAATCAGGTGATTTACAAGCTTCAATTCATCTTGAAGGGCGAATTAATAAGATAGATAGCGTAAATAAACGGGAAATTCCACATAATAAAACGCTAAATATTAGAAATGAAGAAATATTTTTACAATTTAGCCAAGGGGAAACAAAGTCAGAAATAGAACACAACGAAAACTTTGAAATTTACAGAATAAAACTAAATAACATTTATTTTAGTATTGATGTTATATTAAATGATGCCTACTACCTCCCTGACTACTTTTCTAAAAATGATGAAATAAAGCTTTATACCGGAGAATTAGACCGTTTTAGAAATCTTGTTTTTAATGGTTATTTTCCTCTCTCTAAGGAAGTATTCGAACCATATAATACCCTAGAGCTAATA